CACGGGCGACACGATGACCCCGCTCGAGGGCCAGGACGCGCGCGACCGCTACCACACCCTGCCCGACGGCTCGCTCGCCGTCGAGGATCCGACCGCCCCCGACGGGCTGAGGGTCGTCGCGACCAAGCCACAGGGGCCCGACCTGAACAAGGCCCCCGACGTCCACCAACTCGCCGACGGCACCTCGGTGTCGTGGAACCCGGCCACGAGCAGCTGGGACGTGATCGCGTCCAAGCAGGGGGCGACGCCCGACCTCGCGATGCCGGCCGACCGCCCCGGCCAGACGACCGACCTCACCGTCACCAAGGCCCAGGCCAAGCAGTACTGGGACAAGCTGACCCAGGACGTGCTCGCCAAGCGGATCAGCCCCGAGCAGCGCGACGCGATGTGGTCGAGCTACTACGCGGGCACCGTCCAGCCCAAGATCGACCAGGCCAACAAGGAGGTCGCCGACGAGGCCGCCCGCCAGCGCGCGCGCCAGCAGCAGGCCGACGCCCGCGCCCAGACCGAGCTGACGCTCGCCACCAACCGCGACGAGCGCGCCCAGACCGCCGCCGACCGCCAGGCCGCGACCGACGCCGACCGCCTCAAGCTCGAGCGCGAGAAGTTCGGCTACTCCCGTGGCCAGGACGCCGTCGACAACGCCCTCAAGCTGCTGAAGTACCAGGTCGACCCCTCCTTCGGCCCCGCGCTCGCGGGGGTCTACAACCGCATCATCCCCGGCGCCTTCGCGCCCGGCGCCTTCAACGTGAACCTCCCCGACCTCGACGCGATCGCCGCCGCCCACGTCGGCCCGCTGCTCGGCGTCTCCTCCTCCACCGCCGCCGCCCGACCCGCCTCGGGCCTGGTGGCGACGCCCGGCACCCGCGACCAGTGGGGCCTGCCCGGTGGCCTCGGCGCACCCCCAGGAGCACCCCCGCCACCGAACCCGCTCGCCGGCGTCCCCGTCCCGCCGCGCCCGCCGGGGCCCGTCCCGCCGCCCTATCCGGGGTCCGACCGGAACATGCCCGTCTGAGGGCGCCCGCCTAGCGGTTGCACCGCGCCCGCGAGGCGTGTACCTTTGGGCGCGACGGGAATCACCCCGGTCCACCCAGCTCCTCGCGAGAGCCGCTGGCGCGCCACGTTGGCGCGTCGGGGCCTCTCGTCCCCGAGGGAGCCGTGGACCCGCAACGCGAGCAGCCCGCCCCCGACGAGCAGCCTCAGGACGACGCCGCCGACGCCGCTTCGGGCGCCGAGCGGGAGACCTCCGAGAACGGTTTCTGGCGCCGCCTCCTCTCCGGAGTCCGCGACGCCTTCGGAGCCGACGACGAGGACGCTTCCGCCGAGCCGCCCCCGGAGCCGGAGAAAGCCGCCGCCGAGACGCCGCCGGTCGAGCAGCCCGCGGGGGAGCAGACCTACACGCTGACCGCCGAGCAGTTCCGCCGGGCCGTGCAGTCCCAGAAGGACCGCGAGCTCGTCTCGGAGCGGCGCGCCTTCGCCCTCGAGCGCGCCGAGGCGGGGGACATCGCCCCGATCAGCGCGCTCGCCGAGCGCGGCGACGGTTGGGCCAAGCAGCAACTGGCCGACCGGGGCGAGACGTGGCGCCTGGGCGAGATCGCCGAGGCGGAGCTGAAGGCCCAACGGGCGCGGGAGACCGACCCCGTCCCGATCGTGGCCGACGCCTTCGACCGCGCGGTCCTGTGGCCCATCCTGGGCGCGCTCCCCGAGGACGAGGAGAAGCGCATCGTCGGCACGGGCATCGTCGGCGCCGACGGCCGGCAGAAGGCCGTCGAGGACGGCATCCGCGTCATCCAGCGCGAGGCCCGCCACGCGGGCGTGCAGGAGGGCGTCGAGAAGGCGCTCTCGGACCCCGCGGTCATGGCGCGCCTGATGAAGAGCGAGGGGTTCCGCAGCGCCCTCCTGAAGAACCCCGTCGCCAACAAGCAGCTGCGCGCCTTCTTCCGCAACGAGCTGGACGAGCCGGACCTGAACCCGCCCGTCGGCGCGGGGTCCGGGCGCCGGCGCGAGAACGACTTCATGAACGACCTGCTCCGCAACGGCCCCGGTCGTTGGGACGACCGGGACGACGACACGTAGCACGGAGGACGCATGCCCCCAATCACGCGCGCGTCGGGTGTCGGCGCGTCGTTGATACCCGAAGACTACGCCCGCGGCATCATCAAGAACGTCACGCAGATGAGTGCCGCGATGCGCCTGTGCAACCGGCGCCGGATGACCCGGCAGACCCAGCGCATGAGCGTCATGACCGCCAAGCCGACCGCGGCCTTCGTCGCCGCCGGCGCGGCCCCCTTCGACTCGACCGACGTCGGGTTGAAGTCGATCACGCGCGCGACCTGGGCGGACCTCACGATGACGGCCGAGCCGGTCGCCTGCATCGTGATGATCCCCGACCACTACCTCGAGGACCAGGCCTACGACCTCTGGGGCGAGATGCGCTCCGAGTGCGAGGAGGCCATCGCCGCGGCGATCGACGCGGCCGTCTTCTTCGGCACCGGCGCCCCCGCCTCCTGGCCGGCGTCCATCGTCGCGCACGCGACCGCGGCCGGCAACGTCGTCACCGTGCCGACCGGCGTCGACCTCGCGGCCGACCTGAACTCGACGATGGGCGCGGTCGAAGCCGACGGGTTCTACCCCAACGGCTGGTTCTACGACCTCAAGGAGAAGGCGACGCTGCGGGGACTGCGCGACCAGAACCGCCAGTTCCTCTGGTCGACCCGCGGCCCCTCCAACACCGGGCTCCAGAACGCCGGCGACGGCGACGGCGACATCGCCGCCCGCACGCGCGACGTGCGCCAGCAGGGCGAGATCTGGAACCTCCCCGCCTACACCTCCGCGATGGGCCTCACGGGCTTCGGCATCGCGACCGGCAACACCCGCTACATCACCGGCGACTTCGACAAGGCCTACCTCGGCGTGCGCAGCGACATCCGCGTCAAGATGCTCACCGAGGCGACGCTGACCGACGGCGCCGACACCTGGCCGCTCGCACAAAGAGATATGACTGCGATGCGACTCGTGACGCGCGTGGCGTACGTGACCGCCAACCCGGTCACCCGCGAGAACCCGACCATCGGCACGCGGTCGCCGTTCGCGGTCGCGAAGGCGTAGTCGACCTCTCGAGCGACCTGTCACACCCCAGGAGGGACCCGTGAGTCCGCTGACCAAGAAGGGGTCCGAGATCCTCGCGTCGATGAAGAAGGGGTACGGCCCCAAGAAAGGCACATCCGTCTTCTACGCGTCCAACAACGCCGGCACCATCAAGGGCGTCGAGAAGAAGAGCCCGAAGCAGGCCAAGCGATGAGCGCCAAGACGACCAAAGTCACGCTGAAGGTCGCGATGAGCGAGGCCGACCTGGGGAAAGCGGCCGCGGCCGGCGACACCGTCGAGGTGGACGCCGACACGGCCGCGCGCTGGGTCGTCGCGGGCATCGCCGAGACCGGCGGTGGTGACGCCGCTGCGGAGCCGCCGGCCGATGCCGAGCCGCCGTCGGTCCCGCGCCGCGCGCTCAGGAGGGAGACGTGACCGATCCGGTGGTGCAGCCGGGGTCGCTGGTCCCGGTGACGATGCTGGTCTCGATGAGCGAGGCCGACCTCGGCGGGGCGCTGGTCACGCCGGCCGGCGGGCCGGCCGTCGGCCCGGCCAAGCCCGGCGACACGGTCTCGGTCGACCAGGCCACCGCCGACCGCTGGATCGCGGCCGGCATCGCCGAGGGGGCGGCGCATTGATCCGCGAGGAGGAGCGCGCCGCCGAGGTCGCCACGATCCGCATGCTCGTCGACACCTGCTCGACCGAGCACCAGGCCCCCGACGGCACGATCAAGTTCCGCCGGGGCCTGGTCGTGGACGTGGACGGCCGGCGCCTCGACGCCCGCACCGCCCGGCGCTGGATCAAGAACCGCATCGCCGAGCCCTTCGCGGGGGGCCTGCACGGCGAGACCGTGACCGACCAGGAGCGCACCGCCGACCCCGTCGACCTCGACGCCCAGATCGCCCACCTCGAGCGCTTGCGCGACCGCGCCCGCCGCGTCCAGCAGGGGCTCGAGCCGCCCGTCACCCGCGCGCCGCCGTCGGGGTGGATCGACCCGTCCCGCCCGATCGGGTCCCACCCGTACCGGGACGACGAGGACGAGCTGGCCGGCTACGCCCTCCCCGACGACGCCGCCGAGCACCTGCGCGCGGCCGGCTTCGTCCGGGTCGAGCAGATCGAGGAGGCCTCCGACGAGGATCTCCTGGAGGTGCCCGGCGTCGACCCGGCGGCGCTGGCCGCGCTGCGGTCGCGGCGTCCCCGCGACGAGCGCGGGCGTTACCTGCGCCGGGACGACTGACGCCCGTGCCGACGCTCGCCGATCTGGAATCGGAGCTCGCCCGGCGCACCGGCCCGTGGGCGTCGTTCACGGTCGCGGCGACGCCCGTCTCGACCGCCACGCTGGTCTACGCCTCGGACCTCTCGACCACGATCGAGACCGGCGGCTACGAGGGGATGTGGCTCCTGCGCCGCACCGCCGCGCCGGCCGACCGGGTCCGCCGCGTCAAGACCTGGGACGCCGGCGCGGGGTCGTTCCTGGCCGACCGGCCGTGGGCGGCGGCGCCGACGGCCGGCGAGGTGATCGAGATCAGCGCGCTCGACCCGGCGCGCCGGGTCGCGACCGCCGTGCAGCGGGGCCTCGAGCGGTGCCTGTTCGTCGACCGCCTCGCGCTCCCGATCACCGCCCCCGCCGCCGAGCGCAGCCTCACCGCGACCTGGCCGTGGCTCACCGTCGCCGCCGACGTGCTCGGCGTCGAGGCGGGCTGTTCCCCGCCGTCGGACTGGGATCCCTGGCCGGTCGGCGCCTGGGACGCGTACCGCGTCGGGCCATCGGTGCTCGTCGCGGTCTGGCCCGATCCGGGCGCGGGGACGCTCTACGTGACCGCGCTGCGGCCCCACTCCTCGCTCGTGAACGGCCTCGACTCCACGACCGGGCCGCTGACCGATTCGGACACCGTCTCCTGCACGCTCGACGACGGGGTCGCCTTCGCCCACGCCTACCTCTGGGACACGGCCAAGGATCTGTTGCGCCCGCTGGTCTCCGAGGGGCTCGGCACGTCCGAGGACGACGTGCGCGCGGCGGTCCGCCGCTACCGCTCCAGGCTGCCGGCCCCGCGCGACCGGGTCGTCCTGCCCTCGTACGCGGTCGACCGGATCGCCTGATGGCTCTACCTTGGGAGCAGACCCGTCCGTGGCCTTTTGATCTGGAGATTCAGCCGCGGGGTGGGTCGTCGGTCGGGGTGCGCCTGATCCCGGACCAGACGGGGCAGCTGGTCGGGCGGATCGCGCGGCGGGTCGACGCGGTCGCGCCCTCGACCTACGACTACGGGGAACTGAACCCGTACCGGGAGCGGCCCTTCGTGATGGGGCGGCTGATCGGCG